CGGCCGCGCCGATGAAGCGCGCCTTCACTGCCAGATTGGTTCCCTTGGTCGGGGTAAACTTTCCGGCGTCTGTGCCAGTGGTCACAAGGTACACGGGCTGGCCATAAGCAGGCTCCACCGAATCGACCAGCTGCACCCACAGCTTGCCGGACTGACAGACATCGACGATCTGGTTCTTCCGCAGGAGTACGGCACCATCATCGTCCATCTCGACATTGGCGCTGTACATCACAACGCCCTCAAACTTATCGACGGTTGCGCCGGTAGCCGGCAGGGTAATATCTTTGCCCGGCTCTGCGCCCTGCACAACGCCGAGACCAAAGAACATCTTGCCATCATCAGCGCCATTCCGGCGAGTGACGGCCTCGTAGTTTGCGCGGTCATAAAGCAGACCGGGAATGCCACGGCTCGGTTCGCCGTAGTTCATCTGTACAGCCATGTTCATAACTTAGTCCTCCTTTTCAGCAGCGTGACGCTGAATCATGCGGCTGCGAGCCGCAGCAGGGTCGTTTTTCTTGCCGGCATCACGGACGGCCGCATTTGCGGAATCCGCATTGAAAATCTGGCGACGCTGGTCCGCCACGCTCTTGCGACCGTTGATTTTCTCCTTGGCGATGTCGAAAGCGGCGTTGATATAGGCACTGCTCTTGCCGTCCAAGCGCATACCCGGGATAACGGCGTGCACGACCTTTTTCTTTGCCTGCATGACCGGCATGGTCTCCATGCCATCAAGATGCAGCTTGTCTCCCAGACGGCACAACTCAACGCGCTGGCTGACCTGCGCCGCAATAGCGCTGGCGCTATCATGGTTCAGCTGGCTGTTGGAACCATCCGGGTTGTCATCCTCGTCCTCAGTGGGCTTGGTATCGTCCTCTGCGGCATCAGCGCGGGCATTTGCGGCATCCAGCATAGACAGCAGGGTGTTAATGTCCGCTTTGGCCTGACCGTCCTCCATGGCGTCACGGCGGGCGGTAATCTCTGCCAGTGCATCGGGCTTGGTAGGATCATCCTCACCATCATCCTCGGTGGGCTTTGCAGGCTCACCGCCTGCCGCCGGGTTATTCTCATCATCAGCAGTAGCGCCGCCGGTTGTTGCCGTCAGGTACGCCTTGATTGCTGCCTGAACGCCAACAGGGTCAAGGCCGGGAGTCACAGGGGGACTGCCCGCGCCCTCGCCATCATCTGTGGTAGGCTTCGTAGTGTCCACGGTGGCATCATCGTCCTGAGTGGGGTTGTTCATCTTCTCGTTCTCATCCATAGGGGTCATACCTCCATTGCTATCTTGGCTGTCCATATTCAGGCGGGCATCATCACCGGCGCGAGCGACAGCTACCAGCGCCAGATGATTGACACGGATATGGGTCTGGATTGCGTCATACGGTTCTCCGTTCCATTCTCCGGGTTCCATGATAAGATCCTGATAATACCCAACGGACAGTTCCCGCAGACCGGATGCCTTTACTGCATCCGGGTCGTCAATGACGATTTTTGCGCGGACGGTTTCTCCGTCCTGCTGTCCAGGGGTCAGGATTGTTCCCACTCTCTCTCGGTGGGCATTGTCCTTGTCGATCACCTGCGCATCGTGGGTTATGATGATGGGCTTTCCCTCATAGCTTGCAAGGCTTTCCGGGTCAAACACATCTTCCGGTCTACGCAATTCTCGACGCTCCGAGCCATCTTCCAGCGTGTACTTGAAGATACCCGTGCGGGTCAGAATGGGGTTATCATAAAAATATCCCTCGGCGCTGTAATGCTCATCGACAGGCACACTGCCTGTCCGCATTTCGCTCCGAAGGACTAGCGGCGGGGTATTCTGTTTCATTGTTTTTTCTCCTTAAAGGCTACAGAATTCAGCCTATCGAAGTTAAAGACAGGTTTTGCAACACAGCGGCACTGGTAGTCCTCTCCGGGATTGCAATGCCGCCCGCTATACACTTTGCCGTGCTTTGTCATGTACCACATGGCCGGCGGGTCATCATAGCGGAATTTCTGACCGTTAAGTTCACGGTGGCATTCACGCACACGTTCATCACCTGATGAACTCCAGATATATTCCTCTACCCCAGCGGATTCCTGCCTTGTACGGGTCAGATTCGCGCTCAGAGTGCCCACTTGGTCACGCGCAAGAAGATTTGCTTTCGACTTGGTTACATCAAACCGGCGTTGAATTTCATTGGAAATCGCCGCCGGGGTGCGGCCTTTTGCAAAACCCTCAATAATGACGTTCTCCATATCATCGAAGCAGTCGCTTTCAATGCTGGTAATGAAGCTGACATTTTGCTCAACCCATCTTTTAAGCATCAGGTCGTATCTTTCGCCGAGAAAGAAGTCGTCATGGATATCCACTCCCAGCGTGGCGCGCACGCTGCGCTGCCATTCTTTGAGTTGCCGCCGGTCGGTGTAGTCAGCGCACCGGCGAACATCCCGTTCCAACGGATCGGTTTTCAGCCGCCGACTGAGCCGGTCACGCATAATGCGGAACCTGTTCTGGATGCGGCGAACCATGTCGCTGTATCCATCATGTCTGATGCTGTCGGAGCCGGTTTTCTGTTCTTCCGCAACGATAGCCAGAATTTCAGGCATGGATTCTCGCACAATCTTCTGCAGTTCTTTCAACCGCCGATTTTCGATTGCGCGCATCTTGCTTTCTGCCCACTGCGGATACTCCGGCTCGATCTTTGATTTTTTCGTCATTGAAGAGCGCCCGGTCATGCCGGGCCCATTATTCTTCACAGGCATATCCACCTCTTTATCTTTCTGGGAACCATCTTCCCTTTGCAGGCATCAAAAAGACCCTGCATCTCCACCTTGATGCAGGGTCTTTGTTCTTATGGCATGCAGCGCTTGAATTTTTGACCTTTTGCTTACAGCGCGCATCCGTCCAAGCGCGAAGCGGAAGGAACGCGGTTTATGGCTCCGCGCTGGCTCTGTCATGGAACAGGCCAGAACACTTCGCAGCGGTCTGTTAGGAGCAGGGTCAGTGCTCCCTCATGCCATCGAGGTGCCGATTACGGTGTACGGCGGGTGGTGCTGGGGGTGGGGATTGAACCCACAGCCTGACGTTTACAAGTCGCCTGCTCTATCCTATTGAGCTACACCAGCATAAAAGTCGAGGGTACCGGGCTCGAACCGGCGGTCTGGGAGTCAAAGGCCCATGCCTTATCCAACTTGGCCAACCCTCGATATAGAGCAGTCAACGGGGCTTGAACCCGCGGCATCCTGCTTGGAGGGCAGGCGCTCTACCAACTGAGCTATGACTGCAAACAAAAAGAGCCTTTGCGAGGGACGCTTTCACGTCACCTGCAAAGGCTCTCAACGCCAATATTTTAGTCAAACACCTTTTTGCCTTCGGCAAACTTCTTTTTAGCTTCGTTCAGGCTGATGCGGTTATAACCGCCGCGATAATCAGGATCCGCTCTCTGCACGCCATCATTTACCCAGCCGCACACAGGGCATTCCTCAAAATCGTTGTCTTCATCAAAGCTATGCTGCCCACATACCGGGCAGAGGATTTTCTCAGTCATCTTCGATTCCTTCCAGTTCAAGCTGACGTTTATAGTAATCTTCCCCATCGTCAGGCTTGAACATCGTTCTTACGCCCTTCTCTGGGGAACCTTTTGCAAAGTCATTTTTCTTCGCGTCATACCTGCACACAAGGCCCTCTTTTGTCTTGTAGCCTTTTATGCCGTTTCCGCACGGGCTTTCCAAAAGTTGAACCGCCCGCTTTTCGTACTGCTCCTTTGTCGTAATGCCATCGGGAGCGTACTCAGCGGCGTGGGTTCTGCCATTCTGCCAGTGGTTGTTCAGCTTCTGCTTGTTGGGAAATCCTTTCACCTTGAAAGTGTTCGCGCCTTTTGCCGAAACTGCGTTAGAATTTATTCTAGCATGACTTTGAGAATCATTCAAGTCTTTTGATGAATTTTCCTTGCTCGATGCATCTTTTGATGATGTAGAGCCGCCAGAACTGGAGAACCTTCCATCCTCATCGCGGTTGTGCTTGCTCTCGTCAAAATCATCCAGTGTAATGCCCAGCCGGTCAAGGTATTCTTTCACGCTTCTGAGAA